TTACCTAAATAAAATTTATCGTCTTTTTTTAGCCTCGGCACTATAAATATTTACATGAACAGCAAAGATTTAAACTCTATTAATGAAGCCTTTGCAAATGCTACGGCGAAGGTAGTTGCTGATGAAGGTGCAGAGACGAAAGGAATTGTAACTGAGCAATTCAAAGATAAGGCGACCGGTACACAAAAGGAAGATTTTGGTGATCCATCTCGGCATAGCGATGATCCTCTAGATGACGATTGGACTCCTGAGAAGGGTGATACCGTTGAAGTGGAACACCCTGGCTCTGATAAAAAGGTCGGTACAATAGTTGGTATAGTTGATCCCGATAAGAAGGATGAAGATGTTCCAGTTAGGTATAATATTGAATTCCCGGGTGGTGATACTGAGGTTCATCCTAAAGATCATATAGTACTAGATGAACCAAGCGAAGATGACCCGGGTCCAGATGCTGGTGATGATGCTGGAGATAGCGGTGAAGATCCATGGGATGTTGAGACGAGTAAAGTTAACAGTATAATGGATGAATATGAAAATCGCTTATCATCTAGTAAATATAAAGTTCGTGAAAAAGCTGAGACTGGTAAAGACTTTAAGCAGCCAGATGAATCTGTTTCTGATGTTGATAAGAAAACTCAACGACCAAAAGGAGAGGTAGATGCCAAGGATGTTGAGTCACCTGTAGAGAATGTAGAAGATGATTTACAAAAACCTGTAGAGGAAGATGAAAAAGATGTCGAGAAAGAGAAGAAAGTTAGTAAGGAGAGTATAAATAATTCTAACAAAGGTAATATTATGTCAGAAGATAAATCAATATTTGATAAGCTCTACGAGCAAGTAATGGGTGAAGACGATGATTTTGAACTCGGTATACCGGGTGATGATGTTGGTCTTGATATCGGTGACGAGCTCGGCGATGAGGGTGGCGAAGACGTCACAGTAACATTAACTCCAGATCAAGCTGATGCTATTCGAGCTGTCGCTGATCAATTAGCTCCTGCTGATGATGAGGAAGACCTTGGACTTGGCGATGACGAGCCGGTTGAAGATGAGAGTTTCGAAGGCGTTGAAGAGGGAGATGAAACTTCTTCTGGAAAGCCGACTACTGACGGTACAAAAGTGGGAGTAGATCCTTCAGACGGTGGAGGTAAAACCACAGACCCAGCTAGCGATAGCTTAGGTGGTAAGTCGTCTGGTACCGGAGTCGCGAAAGTTACAGATGATGATCCGACAACTGGTAAAGACACTGGTGAAGGTAAAAAGGTCGGTGTCGCTAAGAATTCTGGTAAACCAGGTTCGCAAAAAGCTAACGCGAAAATATAATATATATTTAAAAATACATAATACCTTTGAGAGCCCCTTACATATGTAGGGGGCTTTTTTATTAAATAATTAAAATGCTATTTACTCGAAAATTTCTTGAAGCCTTAGGATGTAAGAATTTATATAAATTAAGAGGAAGTACAGGATCAGGAAGATTACATCAAAATTTATTACCAGCTAGTCATCGAACTGATGCAAAGTATCCTCGTAAATTAGAAATGTTAAAAGCATCACAAACTGGTGTACGGCTTTTAAATGATCAAGAAGCACAAGAAATAAAACAATTATTTAAAATTACAGATCTTGAAGAGACAGGATCTAGAAATTTAGGTAATACAGGAATAACAATGTATATAGCGAACAATCAATATTATCTTAAAAAATAATGGCATCAGCATGGAGTACAGATACAGTAACAGCAGTTAACTATCATAGTGACGCTGAAGATATTGTACGGCTTAACAATAAATCGTTAGGTACAAACGAGCGTAATCAAACATATAAAAGATGGTGGAAAGAGCAGGTAAGATTATATGGTACTAGTGTTAGTTATTATGTCCGAAAATTTGATTTAAGTAAGACTGATAAGGTGTATGGTGAAAATCCGTATCAAGGATATCAACTACCTCAGACCCTTACTATGTTAGTAGATTTAACAGACGGTGCAATAACATACTCTCAATATGGGTTAGTATCTGACGATGAATTAGCAGCTGTAATAGATATTGAAACTTATCAAAAAACTCTTTCTTCTTATTATCATACCGCTGGTTATAGTGGCACGCTAAGTGCTATGCCTAACGCAGGGGATGTATTTCAATTAACTGAATATGGTGACGACCGACCCGGAGGGAAGGACGGTAAAATATTTGAAATTACTGAGCGTATGGACCAAATGGTTGGCGAGATTAATCAGCTTCAAGGTCATTATGTATTTAAACTTCGTGCACGTCGGAACGATCATACATTCCTGCCAGGGTTACCTGCTGAAGCTAAATCCACTCAAGTTACTGATACGTCTGGAGTTGGACCGCTAACAGCATTAGAAACTGATTATATTAATGATCTAGATACAGAACAAGCCGCTTATTTTGATTATGGTACTAATGATGACGTGTATGGAGACTATTATTAAATTCATATTCTACATCTTTTAGTACTGAATGATATCTCTCATTAATATATTTGTTTATAGGGATTGGTTTTAGGCAGTCTTTATTATGTCCCATTTTTTCCGCTTTATCGGAAATAATATTTACAGCTTCAAATAAGCATAACCATCTTGCTAGTTGTGAATAGTCTTTTGTTGGTACAGGGTCTGTTGTTGAATTACTTATCATAAATCATTTTTGTTGGCAGAATAGTCTTAATATCGATTTGAACTTTATTAGATGCATTACATTCTTCGCATTTAAATTCGTTTTCTTCAGTCAAGTTAATATATATATTATTCATTTTTTTACATCTTTGACATTCTGCTAAAGTTCGATTTTGCTCTGCTAATTGAGATAACCGTAAAGCTTCCTTTTCAAGATTTAAACGTGCGATATATCTTAAAATATTATTATATATAAAAAAGAATAATATTTGAATTCCTGTTGTTCCTATTGCTACTTTTAAAAATGTAGTAATAGAAGGATAGAATAAAACTGCTATACTACCTACTGAAATTGAAATTAGAAATACAATAAATAAACTTTTAACTATCTGTTTCGTCATGATCTAAATCTTCCGATACAGATTTTATAAGATCTTGAATTTTTTGCAACTTTAAAGTTGCGGATTTGACAATTTTTTCGTCTAAGTGTACGGAAGGATTTTCGAAAAGCTGAGTTACCAACGCCGTGGCGTCTGATATACTTTTATAAGCACTACCGAGTTGTTCGATTAAGTGATCACCGGGAAAAGGTACAAGATCAGACTTTACTTGATTGTAGGTCTCTGGGCTTGCTTTTGCAATATCAGCTAACGTTTTTGTAGTTGGTCGAACGTGTCTAGACTTTACATCTTTCCAGTACTTGTTAGTGTACTTATATAAATCTTCAAAAAGTATGCCTTTCATCATAAGTATTTAATAAATAGTTACATGGGAAAGTTTGAAAATAAATTTTTATCTCTGCTTAAAGAAGATGAATTCGGTGTCGCCAGTCCAGATGTGGCGACAGCCGTTGATGCGAGCCCGGAGGACGATCAGCAATCTTTTACGAATGCTTTAGATGAACCGGAAACTGCTGATGAGTTTGAAGACGTGGTAGATCAGCACCCAAACGAAGTTGAAGAGCTAGAATCTTTACAAGAATGGATTGGTAATATTGATGAAGTATTAGATTATCTCAATGGCGGTATTGAAAGTGTTTTAGGTAAATTAAGAACAGATAATAAAGTAGGTACTATTTTTGCTGATGTATCAGATTCAACAAAAGGTGAAATTCTTGATGTATGTGAAAGATTAGCTGGTTTAAATCAAATTCTCAAAAATTTATATATAGAAAAACATAAATAATTAATATTATGGCAACTCAAGCAGAATTACAAAAAACAGTAGACGACGCAAGATCGTCGGCCAACACCGCACGAGGTGCCTGGAAGACAGCAATCCCAAGTGAAGATGCTCCGAAGATGACTGATGATGAAAAAGCTGTAGTCGATGATCTTGCAGCGAAATATTTTGCTGCTAAAGCTGAGCGGAAAGCCGCGGAACGTGAGTTAAGAGAGTTTGAAGCAGCGGCTGATGACGCCGCGGCAGATGAAAAAGCTAAAAAGAAGAGTACAAGGCGCAAGCCGTTTGATCATAGGTTTCTTACTGGTTATTATTAATTTGAGATAAAAATAATTTACCTTTTAGTTCAGTGTAACTATTTTTTATAATAAATCGAGGTGTAATTTCGTCTCGATTTATTTTTGTGCATATATCATTGAAATCTTTAAATGGTAAAAATTCCTTAGGCCATATAAAACATTTTTCACCTTGGCTCAATAATGATCTAGTTTTTTCTTTTGCAGTTTGATCACAACGTTGATTATCTAATATCCATATACGTTTATGAAACGGCTTTTGTACTATTTGTTGTTCTTGTTTTTTAGTAAAACAAGACCTACCCTTACTAATGCCTCCTACTGCTACTCCGTTTCTAACAAAAAAACTATCTATCGGGCCTTCAAATATAAAAATATGATCTAAATTATTTTCTATTTTGTCAATATTAAATATGGTTTTATCTGCTCCTATTTTTGATAAATATTTTGGTTTTGTATCTTTTTTATTTTGTTTTAGTTTTCTTGATTGA